GTCGCTTAGCTATTTAAGATGACAAAGTTTAGCTTCCCAAGACATAAGGAGACTTGGGCGCAAACCTTTGACCTCACCTGGATTGATGGGTAAATCAACATGTTCACCAGTGGTTAACATATTGACCCAATCAATGTTCTTACCGAGGAGAGATCTATCAAAAGAAGCAAAGCTTCTTCCTAAGATTTCCTTGATAAGACGACTAACCTTCTTGTCGAAGGTTGCATCATCAATATCCAATTCACCGGATTTGAAGATGACCAGTCCAAATAACTCAGAAGATAATGCATTTCTGATTATCGTGGACGAGTAGCCCATCAGATGGTCCACCGGCTTTTCTTGCTGAAGCTTCAATGCAAGGGTTATACGGTCTTCTAAAGGTTTCCCTTTAGGATTCCAACCCATACCACCAAAGAAATCAGGTATTTCACTGATCAATTTGATGACTTTACACTGACGCGGCTTGAAAAGACCAATAGACTTCGGACCTAGAAGCTTAGCGATGTCCAAAAAGGAATCATCGCTTACATCTCTCCATTTAAGTTGTGAAACAACATTAAATGGTGTAATTATCTTTCCACCAAACTCACAAAGTGAGTCGGATGATAAAGATTTTGATGTGGAGATTGGACAACCAAGAGATAACATCAATTGGAAGTAATCTTCAGCTAATTTGTCCGATAGGATCACTACATCATCTCCAAGGATAAAGAAGTCATTATCCCAAGGTTTACCTAGAAGACCTAAGAGTAAAACTCCATGGGTCAGTGCAAAAGCACCAAAACTAGGAAATAAACCGAGGGGTTGACCCCTTGTCCATTGGATTTCACCATGATTCGGCATGAACCATGATGACTTTGACAGCTCCTCAAAAAGATTTACATCTTCTTTTGGGAAAATACGCTTTAAAAGCGATACTTGAACTGATAACGGAAAGTAATCAGTTGCGCCTGTCAAATCGATGGAGTGAACAATCTTACCCTGGCGGATTCTCTCCTGTAAAACAGGAAAGCCTTTTGATTGATCATGAGTACAATCCCAAGGTAGATCACGGAGAATGTCATAAATGGCATCTCCGAGTGGTTTCAAAACTTCTTGAAACACCCTACCAGGATTAGCTACAGCACGAAGCTTGTAGCCAGACTCCTGTATCAATCCAATCCTACCAGCAAGGAGACTTCCATGCGTTTCTAAAGGATATGGATACCCTTTAGGCGACATGAAATGCCCATAGTCGTTAAAGAGTGCATTTTCCAAATTTTGCAAGCAAAATTTGTAATGCGATTCATAATAACGATTCATGTGGGAAATCCCTTCGAAGGTATCATACAGAAACCTAATCGAATCGATAATCCCATCACGCTCATCTACACTTCTATCAGGTAAAGGTGCCCTCTTTTGAGGACTTGAAAGACGCCTCTCCAATGGAGTAGGCTTCTTCAATTCTTTCCTTCTAGAAATAGAAGAGATGTGCAACCCCTTGTGAGCAATCTCATTTGCTAATAAGATTGCATCAGGATTGGGCTGTTGAGACAGTACTCCAGACAAAAACTTGTTCTTTTGCTTTTCAGTTACCTGATCAGCATAAAACATAGTATAAGCCTGAAGTAATTGAATACCTCTATTAAAGTTGGATTCCTTTCGGAACATCCACCTTTCTAGTAGGCCTATAGGACCAGAAAATGAATTCTTGGTCCTAGATATCCACGAAGATACAGGTGGCAAACCCGCCTTCTTACGTATGATATCCAATTTGATCGCTTTGAAACGATCAACTGTCCATTCAGCTCCCGAATCATGTACCCATTTTCCAAACAACCTGCAGTAAGGAATGGATACTTTCTTCGGAATAGCTAAGGCAACTGATTTCTGATGAAGACCCTGTTGAATCTTAGTCTTTGATAAGACCATACAATGCTCCTTTTATGGATGTATTGTGATTCACAGTGTCCGATCAGGACATCAGGAGAGCAGTCAAACCCCACGGGTGAGTCTACAGAAAGTTTTGAAATTTGTAGTCAGTCTGGATGGATAACCTTGAAAGTTTTAGGGTCTCTATCAACAGTAGCGCAATTCTTTTGAGGTTTATATACACCTCTCCAGGTAATATGCGATACTTCACACTCCGAACATTCGGCTGTGCATATCGCCCATTCACCTACCTTCAGTTGTCCCATGTAAACATGGGTTTCTGATTGGGGTTCAGGAAGAATGCATGCGGGATCGGATGTTAATGTCTTTTCAGACATCTCCTCTTCACAGAGGCTGACATTTCGGTCATGTTGAATCAATTCCCTAATTCGTCTTCGAATTATCCTACTTTTCTTTCCACTCATTATCTCTC